CTAAAGACTTACACACCGAGGCGACAGTAACAGATCCACAGAGACTAGGCTGGTGGTGGGGCGGAGGTGGCTTATAAAAAATAAGAATGATTACAAATAGTCAGTAGAAATGGCAAAAAAACCAAAAGGGGGGTGGGGCCCGAAATACAAAATAAAAAATTATGAAAATATAAATGGAGTGACCCTGTAGGATACTGAGCATTTTTTTGAAAATTTACCTCGGGGCCCGAAATACCTAAAAAGGTAGTTCGTCATCTTCTTCTATTTTTATAAGATTATGAAGTTTCCAAAGTGTTAATTCAGCTGATGGGTTTTGTATTACTTTTTCGTTACCTTTAATCGCGCAGTGATCTGCAAGCTCTAATCGGTGCTCGTTGTTTTCAACGGTGTAAGACTTTACAACATTAGGGTGTAGTTTGATCCAATCTTTAATAATTTTTGATTTTTTATTTTGATGTTTCATCTGACTCTTCCGTGTTTAAGTAAATTTCGTTAGTATTTTTATCTTCTAATACGATGCCAAGCTCTAGAGCTTTTTTTAGTTTTTTTACGCCGTTAGATCTGTTTAGGTTTAAGGCATCGTATAATTCCATCTTTTTTAATTTTTTACCATTTGATAATACGTTAATAAATTCTTTGGTTAGTTTATCTTTTTTTCTGTTTTCAGGGGAGGTTGTTTGGGCCTCCATAAGTTGCTCGTTTCTTTTTATTTTAGCTTGTTCGGCATCGTAAAAATATAAGACTCCTTCATCGTTTTTTTGCATGTAGAAAATTCTGGAATCTCCGTCAGCCATGTAATTTGATTTGGCGATGTTGTGGATAAAGGTTTTGTTTTTTTCTTCGGAATGCACGTTGTCATTTTGTTTGTTTGCTTTGTCTACCTCGATGCTGTGTCGGGCACCATTGATGAAGGACGCTGCACCCATAGATCCACCAGCAGAATAGGATCGGTATTTTACGTTGTCGGCAGCTTTGTTTTTATGGTGCAGTATTTCTACGGTTACGTTTAAGGTTTCACATAGATCCTCTACGTTGAGCATGAATTGCGTAGCAGTTTCGTTATCGTTCATGTCTGCTCCGTAGAGCTTGTTTAATGGGTCGGCAATTATTAGTCCAACGTTGCCGTAGTCTAAGCACGTTGCTTTTATGCAATTTAGGAACTCTTCACTTGGGTCGGTAAAAGTGCGCTTCATGCCACGGTTATTTTCACGCAAAGAAGAGAAGTCTACGGCGATGATGTTTTTCAGGTCTTGGGCGATGTCGGAAGCAGAGATTTTATGCACTTGGCAGAGGTGATTTACGATACGTTTTAGTCTCCAATGGATTTGGTTTTTGGAATCTTCTTGTGCGATGATGAGTACTTGGCGTTTTTCTTTTACCTCGAATTTATCTAGGTATGGAAGCCCTGTAGCAATGGCTACTGCTTGCTGCAAAGTTAGGTACGACTTTCCAACCCCTCCTGCACCGTACAAAACGGTGGGAGCATTCTCGGGTAGAATTCCTTCGATTAAAAAGCTCTCAGGAGTAGGGTCGTAATTTAAGAATTCATCGAATGTAAAAACAGGAAGCACAAAGCCTTCTTTTTTAGGTGTATTTTTACTGTCGTTTTTTGGCTGTTGGGCATTCCAAAATACCTCAATTTCTGTTTGAAAGTCTAATCCTGCTTTTTGGCAAAAAATATCGGGGATATCTCCGCACGACATTAGGATATCAAAGAATTCATTTAATGGTATTTCTGCATAGAAGTGTTGTCTGAACAATTTTTCTAGCTCATCGAAGGCAGAATCGAGATTTTCTGCTTTTGTCAGGTCTAATTCGGCAGTCTGTGTCTTCATTTTGTTCCTATGAAGCCTTAAGAGGGCCCGTATAGCTCTGAAAGAACAAAAGACTGCCAGAAAAATGTACTTAAGGAGTGAGCTATACGGGCTTTTTTAGGCTTTTATACGTTATATGTGAATAATTACTTCTTAAATGTGAATAACTGGTGTGTACATTTACTGGCAACAAGGTAATAATAACAAAATAAGGCTATATAGGCAACATTTTGTTTGTACTTTAAAGGTAAATTTTAGAAGTTTGAGAAGTTTTTGGATGTTGCGTTTTATGTTGCATTTTTTAAAAATTTGAAGAGTTTTAAGGTAACATGAATGCTCGAGATCCGCTTTACGAAAGGGTTTGAGGTGTGTCGAAACATAAAACGTTACATAAATGCTGGAGATTCGCTCTACGAAAGGGTTTGAGGCATGTTGCGTTTTTGCGATTTTCCTATATATATAAATATATATAATTTAGCAGGGCTAACCAAGGGTATCTGCGGTGTATCAATGTAACCCCAAGATGGCCTGAGGCCACCCCATCAGGGGGCAGGTCTTGGGGGATTACATTTACACACCTAGACACACGGGTACCTTGAATTCATATAAATATATTTGCCAAAAAGAAAGAGGGACTATTAATATATTTTGCCAACCTGCTATAATGAATTAACAATGCCTGATAAATACATCAAGAAGTATTCGTTCCATAATCGCAGTTGCCAAAAGATCAACATGACACATTCTTGCGCTTCTTGCCGAAGAAATATCAAGACACAAATTCCTGTGGACTTCGATGCTAACGGGAGAAACAAAGATTTTTTATCAAATTGCTCGTATTGCTTTACTAAAATTTTGTACCAAGAAAACTAAACATGTCTAAAAAAGAGATTGCTAGAAGACTTCAAGCTTTGCAGAAACTTAGGGTCTTGAAAGCTAGAAAAAACTTGATAGATTTTGGGCTTTGTATGCTTGATAAGTACGAGCCAGAATGGTTTCACTACTTGATTGCTGACAGGTTAGAATCTGCAGAGAGAGGGGAGACTCCTCGTTTGATGATTTTTATGCCTCCAAGACATGGGAAGTCTGAGCTGTGTTCTCGTATGTTTCCTGCTTGGTTTTTGGGTAAGAATGGTGGTAAGGAAATAATTGCAGCAGCGTACTCCGCTGAACTACAGGCTTCTTTTGGTAGGGACGCTCGAGATTATGTTTTGAGTCCTGAGTATAAAGAGATTTTTCCAAATGCTCACCTACCCAAAGATGCCTCTGCAAAGACTGACTGGGAAGTACACCATGTTGTGGGTAAGAAGAAGAGAAGATCTAAGTACTTCGGTACTTCAGTAGCAGGTTCTGCAACTGGTAAAGGGGCGCATGTTTTTATAATTGATGACCCTGTGAAAGATCGAGCAGAGGCTAACTCAAAAACTATTCGGGATCGAGCTTGGGACTGGTATACTTCGGTAGCGTATACTCGTTTGGAGGAGAAGTCATCTGCAGTTGTAGTGATTATGACTCGTTGGCACGAGGATGATTTAGCTGGTCGAATGATTGCTAAAGATAACGAGGCTTTATCTGACCCCAATAGCGAAAGGTTTTTGGAAGGCTGGGAGATTATAAGTTTACCTGCAATAGCCGAAGAAGACGAACGTTTTGAGATACACAACCCTGATTATCAAGAGAGACTGGGAGTTAAGTTTGTAGGTCGAAAGATTGGTGAACCTCTTTACCCAAAGAAGTTTCCTGTTGAGAGATACTCTCAGATTCGGGAACTTGATAGGGGGGATTATGAGGCGTTGTATCAGCAAAGACCGTCTATTGAAGAAGGTGAAATATTTAAGAGAGATTGGTGGCATTTTTATAAAAAGTCCGATTTACCTCCTGATTCTATTCTTGTTCTCCAGTCTTGGGACACAGCTTCTACACGTAACGAAACGTCTGACCCGAGTGTCGGTCTTACGGGTATGTGGGATGGGCGTAATTTGTACCTTACTCGTAGAGTGCGTGGCAAGTTTACGTATCCAGATCTTAAGCGAACTTTACTTGATGAATATGAGACTATTAAACCACACAAAGTTTTGGTGGAATATAAATCGTCGGGAATTGACCTTGTTGAGGATCTTAAACAGACTTTACTTCCTATCACTCCTATTCACGTTCGTGGCGATAGCAAGTTGGCTCGTGCATTATCTGCCACTCATCTTGTCGAGTCAGGTAGGGTGAGGCTGCCTGAAGGTGAGCTTTGGGTTGAAGAGTTTATAGATGAATTAAAGAAGTTTCCGAATGCTAAGAATGATGATCAAGTTGATGCGTTTTCTCAGATGGCACGTTACCTCCTTAACCTCATGGCTGACTCTGTATACGGAGACGATATTTCTCAATCTAACTGGTTTCCTTCTTTTCGTCCTCCGAGTAACTGGCCTATTATTCGTGCTGTTAATATTCCTTCTAATGGGGATCCTTTTTCTGTTTTATGGCTTGCTCAAGCTCATGGAGATACTGATCTTTTTGGAATCAAGTTTCCACACAATACTACGGTAGTTTTTGCTGAGCTTTACGGTACTGCGGAAGACTTCCATCCTTCGTTTAGAGGGGGGTCATACTCTGTGTCCGAGATTTTAGGGTACATTCGTCAGGTTGAGAAAAACTTTAACATGTACCCTAATCATTCGTTTTATTTTCAGGAGACAGATGAGTTTGGATCTTTTTCTCAGACAAACTTAACGGAGTTAGTTAACGCTGGGGAGTTGATGATTCCGTTTGACCCAGATCACAGAATGACAGCCCCGTTTTTGAAACAACTTTTACGTGATGAACGTAAGCCTTTAATTATTACTTCTAATTGTAAAAATCTCTGGAGAGTGTTACCATTTTTAAAGCGGGATAATACTGGTGCAGGTGTTTTCGCTAGAAATCAAGAAATTTCTTTGGTAGACTGTTTAATGATGGGTGTGTCTCCAATGATTCGTGGGGAGTTTGCGACTACCCAGATTACAAAAGATAACATATCTGAAAAGCAGCTGAACGATATAAGGTTCGAGAATATATTTAAGGAGTCTCCAGATGGAGGTTTTTTAACACCTTCGTTTAACCGTCCTGCTGATGGTTATGACGACTAAAGGAATTATGGCACAGTTAGAACAATTTTCATCCCTGCATTCAGAAAACTCAGAAATAGAAGATCATTACATTAGCTTGTACGACGAGTATGTCTCTGGTAATGATTGGATGCACGACATTTTTCGTCAGGATGATATCGACTTTCTTGCAATTGCTCCTTCAGGTCGTGACAGTTCTCCGAATAACTATCGTAAGTGGGTAGGGGATGTTTACGGCATTCGTACTCGCCATGACCCTCAAGGTTGGAAAGACGCAACTCATATCGGTGGCATGAAACTTCGAGCCAAGTACGTTGCGATGGTTGCTCACTTGTATCAGAACTTAACTCGAGATGGTCGAGTAACGGGTGCTTTGAAACTCACGACTGAGTCAGATATCGAAGAGCTTTATAATCGAGGTGAGTTAACTGTTAATGGTGGGGAGCCTACCGAGGATCAAGTTCGTGAGTTGATTGATAAGGTTGAGCGTCGATTAGAGAAAGCACAGGCTCAAGTTTTAGACCATAAGCAAGAGGCGAATGCTGATGAGGCGTATCATCGGTGTATTGAAGATTTAGCTAAGTACGGTGTTTGTGCGATGGAGCTAGGCATTCGCGAACCTAAGCGTGTCCGTAACTACAGTACTGACGTAATTTTTGATGAAGAGGGTGGTCGGGAAATTTTAGACATAGTTTCTAAGCCTTCTTTTAAGGATTCGTTTGTAGTTGGGCAACGTAGAGTAAGTCCGTACAACGTTTTGTTAGACCCCAATGCTTCTGGGGATCCTCAAGCAGGTCTTGGTGTTTTTATTAAAGAGAGACTGAATTTTAATGAGGTAGCAGGTTTAGCTACTCGGGAAGGTAATTGGGACAAAGAAGTTCTAGCGAGTTTGCTAGATAATCACGATCCCGACAGCATTGCTAAGTCAGATCAGAATACGATGGATGATTCTAGGACTAGCTTGCAAGACATGTCTATTCCTACATCTACTCAGCCATTTATTCTTAAGAAGTTTTGGGGGTTGATAAACTCTGAGCAGTTAGATGGTTGGATTGGCACTTCTAAGATTTTAGCTAACTTGAAGAAAGAGCTTATTGCTGAGCATGGTAAAGAGAAATACTCTGAGAGTCATTCTTCTTTTGAGATTCATCTTATTTTTGTGAACGATAAGTTGGTGTACGCAGTACCGAATCTTTACGCTAACCGCAAACGCCCAGTAGCTTACGATAGAATGATAGCTGTTGAAGATACTAATTATGGCTTTGGAGTTATGGCTTTAGGCCGAGAGACTGCAAGAGCTATGTCAGATCTTTGGAGTAGGTCTAAGAATAATGCTACAATAGTTGGTTCGGCGATGTTCTCTTATGATCCTGCGGTCGTAGATGAGCAAACTTTGATCTTTCGCCCTGGAGGTAGGATCCGCTATAAGGCTGGAAGCACTTTGGTAAGAGGGTCTGGCCCTGCCGGTGGTTTTTTACACCAAATGAATTTTACTTCTGTCAGCCAAGAATTAATGCTTCTTTTTCAGAAGCTAGAAGGGCTATTAGATGAACTAACATTAATACCTTCAAATCTTGTTGGCGTTAGCGCAGCGTCACAACAGACAGCTACTGAGGTAACTCAGAATTTAAATAGTGCCCAAGTAATTTTGTTAGATATTCGTCGCTCGTTTGATCGCGAGATTGTTGCCAAGGATCTTGAGTGTACTTTTCATTACTTGCAGAACGATAGAGCTACTCCGAAGGACGCATTGATAGATGCTAACGTTGTTGTTTATGGTGCAGAGACTTTTGCGTTACAGCTTTTGAACAAGCAGATGGTGACGGAACTTCTTCAGATGATGCCAGCTTTTTTACAGGCTAATCAGAGCGTAGTTAATTCTTTTAACTGGAAGAACATTTTATCTATGACGATGGAAGGCATTGGTTTTGATAAGGAGAAAGTATTGAATACTCCCGAGCTTTCTAGTCAGTTAGATCAGATGTCTATGCAGATGCAGCAGATGGCAGCACAGATGGAGCAAGCAAATGCAGATGGTCAGCAGGTAGCTAAAGAGCTTGAAGAAGCTGAGGGACGGATACAAGAGTTGATGTTAAAGAATTCACAGCTTCAGTCTCAAGCTCCTGTGGAAGCACGATTAAATATTGAACAAATAAATAATAAGAATCTTCAGCAAGAGTTGAAGAATCAGAGATCAAAATATGAACAAGAAATATCGTCAATGAAGTCTGAACTTCAGGCTTTGAAGGATGGTTTAAAAAATGGCGAGGGTGAGTCCCGAAGACAGATTAGAGATACTGAACGATTTAGTTCTGAATCTTAAGCGTGGGCATTATCGAACGTTGTTTCGGTATTTGTCTATGAGGAAAGAAGAGCAGCTACAAGCAGCCCAAGACTCGGCAACGAGTGGGGAGGCTCAAGCTACAATGTATTGTGTGTTGGCTACTAAGCTCTATGACGAGATTCTTAGTTGGCCTGATGAAGTAGATGGCGCATTGGCGCAGGAATTAACTTTAATTAGAGATGAATTAAAATCAAAGCATGAGGCTTTAAAAGAGGAGATTTAAAATGGGCCAAGGCGTAGTTACAGATCGAAGTCAGGATTTTTCAAAAGTACAGATTTTTACAGGTGGAGTTGCTGGAGGACATACTAAGAAGTATTCAGAGAGTGATACACTTGTTCATGATCCTGTTGTTGTAGTGGATTCTTCTGCAGCTCAGGTGGATTTAGCTTTACCAGATGCTAAGGTAGATGGTTTTGAAATGCTTGTAGTTTGCAGTGTTGCAGGTAACAACGTTGTGATAACTCCTTCTAGTCTTGTAGGTGGAAGTACTATTACTTTTGATGCTGTAGGAGACAGTGTTTGTCTTAAGTTCAGCAAAAAAGCTGGGGGCTGGGTAGTTCTTGGTGGTCATTCTTACGTTTTAGCTTAATAGTATTATCAGCTTAATTACAAGGGGTCAGTAATGGGTAGAGGCGTAGTTAAAGACCGTAATAATTATTGGTCTGGGACGCAAACTTTTGAACGGATAGTCGTTGAAGATGCGGTTTTTCTTGATGGAGCTGCTTACGATTTATCAAGTGGAAATGTAACTTTTCCCAATACTTTAGACTCTGGCAGTATTCAAGCTACTGATGAGACTGGTGTTAAGTTAAAAAATGAGTCTGGCACCGAAATTTTTAGAGCTGACGGTTCTGGACACATAAGTCTTTTTGACACTCCAATTTCTTCTTGGGGTTCAGATTATCGTGCAGTTGAAGGCCCAAATTCTACTTGGTTGATGTCTGCGTTACCTTCGGGTAATGAGGTACATTTTGTTAGTCATGCTTATATTGACGATGTAGGTTGGAAATATAAGACTTCTAATGAGATTCCAGTTAAGTCTTCGTATGGGGCTGGGACTTTTAGTATTTCTGCAGCTCAAGCAGGAGTTGCTGGAGATGCGTTAACTTGGTCAGATGTTTTTACAATTAATTCTGAGGGGGCAGGGATTAATAACCCGAATCCTTCAGGTTCTTTAGACGCTAGATCTTTTGCAACAAATTTAGGTACAACCGTTGCATCAGCAAATCTAGATGCTTCTAAAGCTTTGTTTTTATACTCTGGTCATGATAATCAAGCTCCAACTCTTTTTTGGAATGGTGATCTTGGGATGGTATTTGGTACTGGGTATGACTACACTACTGGAGCTCTTCCAAGTGGCAACCCTACAAATTATCTTTTGAATCAGCAAACTCACTCTATAAGTAGTTGGGGATGGAATCCAAGTTATGGCCAAATTTCAGGGATTTGGGATGAGAGTGATTTTACTTTTGCGGTATTTAATATTGACAGTGCTACTAATGCTAGAGGGTTTAGTTTTACTCCTTTGCAGGGTAACGGGGTTCATGGTCGGATTATAAGAGCAATTAGTTTAGTTAGTGTAGATCCTGCTGCATTTTTCGGTCTTGTTGGTACGATTAGATCTTTTAAGTTTTATGGTAAAAATGGGCCTTCAGGTTCTTTTTCTACTAATCTTAATCCTACTGATTGGACACTTTTAGTTGAGGGGGATAGCACTAGTATTGATTTAACTTCTCCTGATGTTTTTACATTTACGAACAATACTGTTTACGATCATTATATGATTCATTTTTTACCTAATGATCCCTTTTCTGCTAGGGCATTAGGTATATATGAAATGGGTATGTATGAGGATGCAGGTTCTTCTTTTACAAACCTTATGCAGATTCTTCCAGATGGTAATGTGAATGTAACAAACACATTGAATGCTACTACTCTTCAAGAGGGTAACGTAGATCTTAGTACGAGATATATTCTTGCTACTCAGAGGGGTGCGGATGATGGCGTTTGTGAGTTAGTATCTGGGGTTGTTCCTAGCTATAGAATGCCTCCATTAGCTATATCTCAGACTAGTGTGGTAGCTGACTTAGCTGCTAAGTACGCTTTGACTACTGAGCGTGGTGACATAGCTATTGTTACAGGGACTAATCAAACTTTTATTAAGTTGAACGATGATGCTGCACCTACAAATGCTGGAGATTGGACGGAGTTAATTCCTAATGCAGTAGTTTCTGTGAATGGTGATACGGGCCCTATTGTAAGTTTAGATACTTCACAGATTGCTGAGGGAGGTACTAATCTTTATTATAGTGATTTACGGGTAGATGGTCGCATATCTAATTCGTCTATTAATACTTTGAAGGATGTTAGTTTATCACTTGCTACAGCTCCTCAAACTAACCCTTCTAGTGCGAATAAGGCTTTGAGGATAAATGGTGCAGGTAACGGGGTAGATCACACTACGTTTAGTTTACCTGTTAGTAACGGTACTAGTGGGCAGGTTCTTACTTCGGATGGTAATGGTAATACTGCTTGGGCGGAACCTAATACCGCTTCTACATTTTTATCTTTGTTAGACACTCCGTCAACATATTCTCCTACAGATTTATCTCAACCATCTATGCCTGTTACAGCGAGTTCTACTAGAAACGGTAGCCCTAGCAATGTTATAGATGATCTTGGTGAGGTGACTGCGTTTGGTTGGGAACCTGATACTGATGCTGTTGCATCGGATGAGTTTGTTGTCATAGACTTTGGTTCAGAAGTTACTATAGAGAGTATAAGTGTAGAGGCTCTTTTTGTTAGTAGTAGAGTAGCAGCTAAAGATTTTAAAGTTCTTGGGTCGACAGATGGTTCTAATTTTACTCAGTTTTTCCCTGAAGATGGTTCGTCTTATCAACAGTTAGTTTATAACCAGTCAGGCCCTCAGGTTTTTGATTTTACCAACAATACTGCTTATCGACACATTAAAGTAATTTTTAATGGGTCATGGTGGTATAAAGAAGGTATAGTTGGTGGCAATTATGGTTCATATCCTACGATAGATATAAGAAACTTGGAGTTTTATCAGTCTTTGGCTGGTTCTTACGTTAAAGTTAATTCAACTGCAAATGGTTTAGTTTTTGAATCGTCATCTTCTGGCAGCATTACTTTTACTGGTCTTGCAGACACACCTGCTAATTTTACTTCTTCAGAGGGCAATGTTGTTACTGTAAATTCTACTGGTAATTCTTTAGAGTTTACATCTGTTTATGACGTAATAAGAGATACTCAGACTCCTGATATTACTTCTTATAATACGACAGCTACTATTAGTAGCCATGATCATAGTGTTATATTTTCTAACCCATCTCAAGACATTGCTTTAACTTTGCCTATTAGTCTGACAGACGCTTCTTTGAATGAAGAGTCTAGATTTTATATTAAAAATACTTCTGCGTCACATCGCGTTATTGTCAGGGGTTTAAGCTCTACTGATCACCCTCAAGTTGAGAGATTAGATTCAAACGATACAACAGCATCGTCTGGGTCTTTTGTATTACATCCTAAAGAATCTGCAGTTTTTCAAGGGTATAATACTTCAGGGAATTATCGTGTGGTTTCTCATTACCGTGATGATCTTACTGAGATAGTTACTTCTAGTATTTCTCAAACAAAGTCGGCTAAGACTTTTGTGTGTACTGCTACTTCTGCTGCGGTTATAGATTTACTAGATTATCCCTTTTGGCCTTTGAATGTACCTATTTTATTTAAGAATCTCAGTACACAAGATTTAACTTTAGATCCTCATATTAGTACTCAAGTAGATGGTTCTTCTAATTCTATAGTAATTCCTTTTGGTAAATCTGTAGCTATTCAAAGGGTAGATATTAGTACTCTTATTATAGCTGATGATACTAGGGTAGTTAGCGGTGGTTCAGGCGTATCTGATTTTGTTTCTTTATCAGACACCCCTGCTAATTTTACGGGTGCTAGTTTAGACTTGGTTAGAGTTAATGGTGCGGGTACCGCTTTAGAATTTGTAGACACATCTAGTTTAGGTTTTGCTCCATCAAGTCATCTTACAGCCAGTAATCCTCATGGTATTACACCATCAGGTATAGGGGCAGCTACTACTGGTGCTTTGGCTACGACTAATACTAATTTATCAACTCATCTTTCAGACCCTAATAATCCTCATGGTATTACTGCAGCAGGTATAGGGGCAGCTACTACTAACGATTTAACAACTCATACTGGTAGTAGTAATAATCCGCATGGGACTACTTTTCTAAAGTTAGGGGATACTCCAGCTGCTTACTCTAATGGTAGTGCTGTTAGATCTACGATATCAGGGTTTGAGTTTTTTAATCCTAGACAAGATGATTTGTCTGTTATTACATCGGCTCCGTCAGCATCTCAAACTTTAGATTGTAATATTAATAATGGGAACCAAGTTTTTTATTTTACAGTTAGTCCTACCGCAGACGTAGCATTGACTTTAGCAAATTTAAGTTTAGCTCAATCTCATGCTACAACGGTTGTTGTTGTTTTTAATCAGGGTGCTAACCCTTATAAAATTACTGGGCTTGCAATAGCTGGTCAGAGCTCTTTAACTTTAAAGTGGCAAGGTGGTACTAATGCAGTTACTGCGAATAGTTTAGATGTTTTTAGTTTTACTATTTTAGCTACTGCTACTAATACTTACACTGTATTTGGAAATGTGACTAGTTTTACTTAGTATATGAATAGATTAACTCGCCCATTTAGTTTTGTTTCTAGATTTTCTACTGAGGAAGTTCCGTATGTTCCTCAGTCAAATGAAGTTGTTGAAGCTTCTTTTGGAGATAATGCTTCTTTTTTTGTAAAACAAAATGGGGATGTTTATTTTGCAGGTACAAACACAAGGCGTTGTTCTGGTTTAGGAGGTAGCTACCCTGATACGTATACGACTGTTGGTGGCAACCCTGTTAAAATAACTTATTTTTCTAGCAACAATATTAGCATTACTCAAGTAGCTACTACATCTTGGGGTACATTTTTTTTATCTAGTACTGGGGTGTTGTATTATGCAGGGGATAGCCAGTATGTTACTGGTGCAGCTGCTTTATTTCCTACAGCTGTTCCATCTAGTTATTCTTCTTTGAATGGGGTTACAACTTTTTATAACTCTAATATGGGGAATGTTTCTAATATTAGGTTTAGTAAAATAAAATCTGATGGTTATCTTTTTGGTGCTATAACTACAACAGGTGCTTTGGGTCTTACTAGGCCTGAAACTACTAACGGGTTTTATATTTTTAAAGGTTTGGAGATGCAGTCGCTTCAAACTACTAGTACTTCTACTACTTCTACTTTTTCTCGCAATATTGTGGATTTTGAATTGAAATCAAATGTCAGAGGTGCTTTATATGATCCTGTAGTTTTAGCTATAGACACTTCTGGATTACTTTGGAAAAGAGGGGGTAATGAGTGGGGAGGCACATATAGTACTTATTATAATCTTAAATCGTTTGGTTTTTATTGGTCTAACTACCAAAATACACTCGGTTTAGTAGAAGGCCCACACGCTTCTTATGTGTGGCATGGGTCTTTAGATACGGCAACTCTTACAGGAGTAAAAGTAACAAGTATAGCTTTAGGTAATTATTATGCTCTTGTTACTACAAGTAATGGCGAACTTTGGTGTCAGGGGGATTCTTCACGTTTTGGTGGATCAGGTTCATGGTACGATAGTTACACAAAAATTAATGGAAATTCCCCAACTCAGTTTGTTGCGTATAATATGACTTTTAATCTTGTATCGAATACTTTAGGATTTTCAAATATTCGTTCTATTGCAGGAGGTTTAGTTACCCCATATTTAGTGACTCGTGTTGGGGGTAGAGATATAGTAAAACATGGTGCAAATTTTTCTGATCAGTATAATCAACACGAGTGGGTTTTAGAGGATCAATCTTCAGGTTTTTGGAGTATTGAAGGTAATTGGTCAGACACATTTAAAGGTTGGGCAATTACTGGAAATCATTGGATTACAGATGGTACAGGGTATACAGGTCTTCAAGGATATAATCAACCTTATTCTACTTCTACGTCACCTCAAACGGATTACGGTAGAGACCATTTATCTTCATTTTTAAACGGTGGAACTAATTATAATCCTGCAACTACTTTTGATATTCAGAATGCTCAACAGAATAATTCGATTAGGGTTCCTGTTAGTTCGGATACTACGGGTTTAGCTGCGAATGCTATAAGTCATATTAATACTAATTATAATGTTGATGGGGATTTTTTACGTTTAAAATCTAATAATGCTATTTGGTATCATTTATATGCAGCCCCAACTTTTGATGAGACAGCTAAGTATGCAGCCCCTTCTTCTGCAGGAGATGTTGTACCAAAAGTTTTTGCAGGTAATAAGACTTTTGGATTTGTACGTAATCGAGTTTTATATGTTTGGGGTATGAATCGTAAAGGTCAGACAGGAGTAGCGTCTACTGATTGGGTGGTAGGATACCCTAAAACTGTTACGTTACCTTAATTATGTTATTTTACTTGTTTAATTTAATGTCGTAAGTCAATAAAAATTTGTGTTAAAATATTTATAAGAAATTTTCTTTACAAATAATAAAAAAAGGAGTAGGCGATGCCTCGGGTAAATTTTAATCAAATTTTGAAATCTTTAGACGGCAAAAATATTTTGTTAGATGATAAAGAAGAGTTTTCTTTTCGTAAGGCAGCAGTAGGAGCTTTATTAGGCTCTGGTGGAACGGATGCTACTTTAACAGGGGCAAAGAAAGCTGAGCGTTATGAGTTGGCGTTAAAGGTTTCAACTGCTGAGGGTGTAGTAGATATTACTGCTCAAGAAGCGGAAGAGATTAAAAAGGTAGTTGGAGAAACTTATGCTCCTATTGTAGTGGGTCAAGTTTTTAGACTTCTTGACGGATCAATTATAGTAGCAGAAGGATAAACATATGGGTTACGGAAAAATACAGGGCCAAAAAGTTTTTAGTTTTTCAGGTGCAACTAAGGCAGCTTTACCTGACAGTATATTTTCAGATGGTAAAGTTCCTGCTTTTGCACGTTGTGTGGCAACAGGTGCTGGTACTTTTTTCCATGATGATAGTCAGACCACTGGGGTAGCTGCTACTGCAGGGGATATTTTTGAAATTGGGGAAGCAGGTCTTTTGCAAAATCCTCAAGCTTTTCGCAGGGCCCGTTTTACAGGTAATTGGGAAGTAATTATTTATTATGGTAGAGGCGGAAGCTAATGCAAATTAGAGAAATACTAAATTTAGTGTCGGATGAATTACGGGATGGGAAAGCTACTAAGTACTCTCGTACTTCTTTATTAATAAAACTTGAAGAAGGCGTTACTCAGTTTGTTCAAGATTCTAAGATTCTTAAGAATAGTATTTTGATCCCTGCAGTTGCAAATCAAGGGGTCTATCCGTTACCTATTTATGGGATGAATATTAATGTAATATCTGGTAATGAAGCTGCTTCTTCTTCTGCTAGTGATGACGATCAAGTCCCTACTTATTTAAGTTTAATTCGTTTAGGTTGGAGGGATAGACTTAATAATGGTGATGATGAGGTGTTGAGGTCTAACTCTACTTTTGAAAGAGATGAAGCAGGTCAGTCTAGGTTTCAAATTGGTGCGCCTTTATATCACTATAATGATGAGCTTAGTTTTTATAAGTTTGGTGTTTGGCCTATTCCTGACTCTAATGAGATAGCTGCTTCTGGTGTAGATAAGAGGTTTCAGTTAGATTATGTTCGAGATGCTCTTTATTATACAGATGCTGCGAATACTACTTTAGTAACTACTAGTCTTACCGAAGATCATTATTTAGATAATGGGATTCCTTTACAGTTTCAACGTAAGTTATATCTTTTAGTTTGTTACTTACGTTTGAAGAATAGTATTGATCCAACTGATGTACAAAAAGCTGCAAATTATAAGGCTCTTTATGAGTCTGAATTACTTGAAGAAGCTTTAAGATCTGGTTCTCACATGGAGAGATATAATCAGCTTAAAGTTCAAAGTTAAATAACAAAAGGAAATAAATATGTCTGAGACTTTTGAGGCTAATCAGCCTATGAATTCTGGCAGTGAAACAGCGAGTTCAACTGCTACTAGTGCTCTTAAAGCTTACCGTGAAGGTACAGGCTCTAAGAAACCTTTTACAGAGTTTAAAGATGGTAAGAAAGAAGTTAGCGGAAAAGGACACTCAGTACAAACAATAACTGAGCAGCCTAGTGGCGTAGATGAGCGTCATACAAAAGAGCCTGACACTGTTCAGTATAAAGAGAAGGATTTAGATCCTAATGCAAATGTAAAAAATTCAGGCGAAGAGGTTAAGAAGGCTGAGTCGAAAGATGGCGAAGAATCTCCGAGTGGCGAAGAATCTGAAAACAAGGTTGAAGATCGTAAGTCTGTTTCTACTGAGTTAGAAAAAGACGCTGCGACAAAATCAAAATCAGAAGAAGTCGATGTAGAGAATGAAGTTAAAACTGCGGACAGAACTGACGAACTTTTAAAACGTTTGGAGGCTTTAGAAACTGCTAAGCAACGCGAGGCAGAGGAAGCTAGAAAAGCGGAGCGTCTTAAACAAATTAAGAGTGATCAAGAATTAGTTAGTAATGATTTTAAGTTTGAGTATGACGTAAGTAGTATTCTTTCTTTAGATGATGTACCTGATTCTGTAAGGGACTATGTCCTTGATGATGAACAAGCAGCACAAACTATGCAGTATTTGATTACGGATGCTCTGAACAAGTTAGTCAAAGATTTTTCTGGTTATGGGGATGCTCAAGAAAGAGTTCAGCAATTTCAAATGGAAGAAGCTGAGTCTCAGAGACAAACTGTAGTTAGAGGTCTTACAGATCGTGGAATTGATGTGAATGTTTTTAACTCGAAAGAGTTTAAGGCTTTTGAGCAAGATCCAAAGAATTTTAAGCAGATTGATAATTTGGCTGAAAGATTTGGGTTCGGTTCATTAGAGTTTTCTCATTTGGTTCACGATATGTTTCAGGCAAGCTTAAAAAGTAAGAAGTCTGAAACAGCTAAAGCGACACGAAGTGAAGCGGAAGCTGCTAGACAGAAAATCGCTCAAGGCCAAGAGACAGCTGCTCAAGGTCAAGTGGTTGGAGGTCGAGCTACAGAAAAGGTTGCGGTAGATCCACAATCTCCTGAAGCTAAGTTGGCAGCGTATCGGGCACAGAGGTCGAAAAGGTTTTAACATTAATTATTTATTTTTAAGGAGATTGAAATGAGTGTAGCAGGAAATACTACCGATAATCTTCGTCGTGAGGTCAGGGACGCGTTTTATAGTCCCAAGTGGTTAGACTACAATCTTAAGCATTTGCTATGGCAAAAAATGGCTATGCAAATCGAGATGCCTAGCGGTGAAGGAAAGACAGTTCACATTAAAGCTTGGAATCCTCCAGCTAGAGTAATTACTCCAGTACCCCTTCTTGAAGGTGTTACTCCAGATGCACGTAAACTTACTCGTAGAGAAGTTAGTGCTCAGTTAGTTTTCTACGGAAATTATTTAGAGCACACTGATTTATTAGAGACTATTTTTGAAGATGCAGATAACTTAAAAACTGGTGAGAATCAATTTTTGGCTACTCTTCAAGCTGAAGAGCGCGACATGGCTATGTTTAATATTCTTACTGGTGGTACTAACGTTGTATATGCAGGTGGAGTTAACTCCCGAGCTAACGTTAAAGCTCCAATTTCTATTGGTGATTTACATGCTGTAAACCGAGCACTTAAGAACGGTCTTGATGGTCGAGCAGGAATGCCGATTACTGAGATTATGCGTTCAGATGGTAGTTTTGGTACAGTGGATATTGAGCCTTCATACGTTGCAGTTATAACTCCAGATTTAGAGTACGATATACGTTCATTGCCTGGATTCGCTCCTTCAAGTTCGTATGCTGCTACTACTAAATTAATTGACGTTCATGAGTTTGGAAAAGTTGATAATTTCCGATTTATTTCGACTACTAATTATGAGCCTTTCCGCGATGCTGGAATTGCTAATCCTTCAGTTGAGAATGTTCTTTATACTGCTGGTGATGGTGGTGCTGGAAGTAAAGCTGATGTTTATCCTATTTTGATTTTTTCACAGGATGCTTATGCTACTATTCCTTTGACTGGTGAGCAGGGCATGATGTTGATTAGAAAAGACTTAGGTTCCTCTGGTGGATTAGATCCTTTGAATCAGAGAGCAACTGTTGGTTATAAGAATCCATTTGCTGGAGTAATTTGCTTTCAGGAAAGATTGATCCGACTTGAAGTAGCTTGTACTGCTCAAGCAGGACTATAGGAAGTGAGGTAAGAAAATGGGACTTGATAAGCACGGAATTTTTAGACACACTTATACTGTTGCCGATGGCACTGTAGATATGATTCAAGAGTTAGGTTTTGAACCTTCTGAGATTGAAATTTATAATGAGACTACAAAAGTCACTACTTTTTTAAAAGGTGGCATGGTAGCTTCAGAAGAAATTTCACAGCTTGGTGAAGTAAACCCTGCTCCTCATATTAGTAAGTATGATGGTGGAACTGTTGTTTTGCATGATAATGGTCAGACTCCAACTTATAAAGATTCAAAGGGTAACTCGTTGAGTTCATCTCTTTATAAGGATCTTGAAGGTAGAGATTCATTGTTGCAGAATTTACCTAAGTTAGAGTTGTCAGATAGCGAAGGTAGTCAGTATATTACTAAGGCTGGTTTTAAATTAGCTAATGGGGTATACGCTACTAATGATGTTATACACGTAAAAGCTGTTCGTTAATTCAATAGATAGCTAGGGGCTTCGGCCTCTAGCTTTTTATTAATTTTATAAATTAAAAAAAGGAAATAAAAATGGCAAAGAACTCGAAAATTTCTCCAGAGATTGCTGCACCCCCTGAACAAGAAGATTTACTTCATCAGTTAGAGACTTTGAAAGCTCAGTTAGCTGAGAAGGATGATCTTATTGCTGAGAGGGATGCTGAGATCCATTCTTTAGAGTATACAATTTCTACAGACTTGATTACTTTTGAGCGTCAGTTAGCTAAAGATCATGAAACTATTTTGCGTAATTATGGCGAGAAGGTATCTAAATTTCCTCGTCATATGAAGACTGTAGTTAGAGATCATACAGGTTTTAATGGTCAGCGTCTTACTAAGCAGATTGTTGACAAGTCTCGTTGGACAGACGAGCAAGTTAGAATTTATCAAAAGTATGAAGATGCTTTGAAAGAATTAGATGATCGTCGTAGAACAACTATGGTTGCTGTGACTTTAATTGATGACCCTGATGTAGCGGATGGTCAATTGAATTGCGGTGTTAATGGTCAGTTACTAGGGTTGTATTACTCTAACGATTACATGGTTGAGGGAGCTAAGGAAGGTAGACGGGTTCAGTTAATTCCTTATTGTAATTATGACGCAATAATGAAGTCGTACAAAGTTAGATTTAAGCCTATTGTAAACTCGACAGGTGGTGAAGGTCATTTACCTTACAAGATTACCCCAGTTGTTGAAGCATCGTTGGCTACTCCTGAACAGATAGAAGAGCACAATAAAAAACTTCGTTTAGGCAATAGACGTAGAAACATGGAGCTTTCTGGTTAGGTAAACTTTTAGTACGAGGTTTAATGGCTATGTGAGGGTCTAATGGCTGAGAAAAATATTCGTGTTTTTAAGGGTCTTAACAGTGTTACAGACCCTTCTTTTTTAGATGAAGCTGGGGGTCAATTAGTTTGGGCTGAGAACGTAGATTTTCGTTCTGGGAAGATTCGTCCACTACCAAAGAGTGAGCTCGTACTTACTCAGCCTGATGATTATCAAGTAGGGTTAAACCCTGTCCCTCAATTTTATCAAGGCAATTATTTAACTCAAGAAGCTAGATCAAATGTTTGGGGGTTGAATGATATTTACTCTGTGAGTTTATGGGTGTTAGGCCAAGATGTTTTTTATTATTTACTTTCTCATACAACTCAAGATTTTTACATTTATCGGGGGACTTTAGATTACTTAAATCCTATTCCTGATTTGAGCATAGATTTTCGTAAGAAGGTTGGAGTCCCTGCTCCTGATGAAATTGAACCTAGTCTTTCTTCTAGTTTTAATACGAAGATAAAAACAGTTTATGACTCGGCTAATTATGCTATTTCTTTTACTCAGAATCATTTTGGTAGGATTACTGAGGGCCCTCTTACTTTTTTGAAATCTTTTTCAGGGTTTTCTAATTATGGGTTTGAGTATATTTCGGATTATAGTTCTGGTATTTCTGATTTACACAATGAGGATCAAGAGAATTACAGTTTGAATACGATTCAGTCTAGTAAGCTGCTTTATTCTGGGGTTTTAGCTCCTTACATTAATTCAAGTGTGGCTGGGTCAAAATTGACTTTGATTCGCAGTTATCATAGCGATGCAGGGTATTACTATGGGTTTGGGTCAGAGGTATCTTGGTCTAAGTCTGGATCTGTATTGTTGAGATTTAGCCCAGATTTTGGGGATGATGCTAGTATTCGATTTACTGATCAAATTTTAGCTACAGTTCGAGCAAATCCTGAGTCAACTTCTGGTGGTGCGATGATTGTAGTTCATAGTCGTCCAAAGTTATCTGCGGAGTTATTCACACGTAATATTGCATCTTCTGTTATGTGGGTGACTACGTCTCAAGTTGATACTTCTACACAATGTTTGCTTCGTAATGGAAACACAGGAGATATTGACTTTCAAGCTGAGTTTAATGATGGAGACTATTTTTTATTGGGGGGTATGCTAAGTGATTATGGCAACCCTGTTGCGGATTATTTTATTGGTAGGGTTGCTGGGGAACCTTCGGGCCCAGATTATATGGAGTTTGAAATTTTACTTAATCCGAGTTTAGTTCCAGCACCTCAGGCACTTACTCAGTTTAGTTCTTCTTCTCCTCGTGGGGCTCTTAATTTTTTCTCTATAATGAAGTTTACATCTCTCTATCCAGATTTGATGGTTAGAGTTTTTGATAATTCAAGAAATGAAATAACGTCTCTTCAATTTGATGTTGAAATTTCTGGTCAAAGTATTATGCAAAAGTACTTGGATAATCCTGTAGATAAACACATTTACTTAGGTGTTTCTTGGGACTTTGCACCTTCTACTGGTGATGGGAAAGTTACAGTTTTAGGAGACATTTCTAATGATGCTACTCCTGAAAGTAATTTGAATTGGGGGAGTGTTCCTGTAACTAAGAGTTCTGCTTCGGCTAACAATGTTTCGTTGGGGGCAGCTAAGCTTACATTACTAGGGTCGTGTAATACTGATTTTTCCAGTTATAGTGAGCAAGATTTAACTTTAGGTCATACTAGGGCTACTGGTTTTAGACCTTATGGCATTCATAATATTTCAAGTTCAATTGGTGCGTATGTGACTCGACAGGGGAATCATGTTTCTCCAAATCGTTATGACAATATAATTTATAATTTTACGAGTCGTGGTAGGGGTGGAATGACGATGGATCTTCAGCAAGTTGTAGTTGCTGATGATTATCATGCGGATTTAGGGTCTAATTCTGCAAGTTCTCCGCATTTTCGAGAAATATCTTTTGGTCAGAATTATGATGTATTAGTGCCTTGTCCAACGGAGCCTACAACTGTCGGAGACCATTTTTTTCCTGGACAAAGTACTGTTGTTGCAGGGTATACAACTGCTTGGAATTTATATCGTTTGTACAATGGAGAGTACTTAAAGGTTGCAAGTTTACCTACGTACGGTTTTGTACCGAGTTCTTTGATGGCTACAGGAAGTATTGATTTACTTGCGGATACTAGTAAGACTGGGAGTACAAAGCAAGCAGTACCGAATGTTACGAATTATTCTTCAAATGTTACGTTTTCAGCAGGTGATTTTGTAATTAGTGGTTCATCGTATTACCGATATCTTGGAAATCGCAGTTACTCATTTACAGCAGGATTGAGCTCTGCTGCGGATCAAATTATAACTTTTTCGAATGACCCTGATGCAGAGTTAAATCCTCAAAATTATATTGAGTCTGTTTTGATTGGTAATGAACTTCAACGAGAATATTGGGAACTTTTGGATTACGATCCCAGAGTTCAGTTTGTTGATATTGTTGCGGATGAAGAACTTGGCGATCAGTCTGAAAGTTTTTTTACTTCTTCAGTAACTGGCGACGATATTCTTTTGCAGAGCCCTATCGAGGGTCTGGACGGAATAATTGATCAACCTTACGCTAATATGATGTTTGGTTGGAAAGGGTCTGTACTTTATTGGTCTGAAACTTTGCTTGGTCACAGTTGGTCTAAAAGTTCTTTTTTTTATAATTTTCCAGATCAGATTGTGGGAGTTATTGGGGGATCAGAGCAGCTGACTGTTGTTACTAAAACTTCTGTCCATTCAACAACAAATCGAAATCCTGAAGAGATTACATTTTATGACGTTGCAAATATAGGGGCATTAAATCGTTTTGCTGTTTCTAGTTGGGAGGGGAATGTCGTATTTTTGTCTCATCTTGGTCTCATTTTATTTAGAGGTGGAAATTACACAAATTTGACTCAACAAGCTATTCCATCTGAGGTTTTTAGGTCTTCGGTAGCTCCAATTACTGATAGAGAGCTTGGGACTGATCGAGTAGAGAATCCCTGTGTTGGAGTATTTAATGATACTATTTTCTTTTACTTACCGAATGCAGGTATGTATGCTTATAATGTCCGTGAGCAAGTTACTACGGAAATAAAATTGCCAGATGGCCCAGACGGGATTCCTCTTAGTGTTCGACTTATTCAAACACATTATGATGATAAAGCTGTTGCGGTTTCTCAGGTTAATAGCAAGATTATTTACACGGTATTGCTAGATCCTTTTGTTGCACCTCCTGGGTTAGAGTATAGTGAATTTTTTGCACACTCCGCTGACATTGATTTAAATCGGACAGATTGGAAACAATTTGAAAGTTTACAATTTCAAGGTAGTGGTATTGTAGAGGTTTGTATTTTGGATCGCGATTCCATAATTTTGAAAAGAGATGATCAAGATCCGAGGACAAACATTGACGGAGAGGGGTATGTTTACCCTGTAGGAACTAATAGTTTTTTTGTTAGTGGGGATACTGTGGGCGGAGCTCAAGTAATTCCACAACCTGCAGACAGGACTGCATTTTATTCTGAGAGAGACTTAATTATTCTTTTTAATAGTTCTGGGATAGCAAATGGTCGTAAGGCGTATGAAGTTTTTGAGGTTCAAGATATTGACGCTTCTAATTTAACTTTGGATCGTCCGATTTTTCCTGTTAATGACAATGGTTTACTTTCTCCTTCAAGTGTTGGCACAGTTTCGCAAGTTATGTTTGGGACTGGTTTGCAGGGTGAAAGGATTTATAATCCTCGTTTTTCAGAATACCGTTCAGGGGCTGCGTTTCTTTCTGATGTTTATATCCAACCTCGTAGAAATTGGGATTTTAAGGCTGGTGCAGTAATTGTAGTAAAAGATGCAACTAGTGTTATTGGTCGAAGATACTTGAAATATAAGGGCGATAAAATTTTAAACTTTAATACGGAAGGTGTAGATTCTTTTCAGTTTTCTGATACTCCAAGTGCTACAGAGATTGAGTCTGTAATTTTGAGTACTACTCAATTTAACTCCGATTATTGGGAGGATGTAAGTTATCAGAGTCGTCAGAAAGTTTTTGATATAACAGATCAGTATGGGTCTACTCTTGGCGCAGGTTTAATTGGTGATACTGTTACTATTCCTCCGCTTCAAAAGATTTTTAAAGGTGATATTCTTCATGGTAAACTGAGGAATGGTCGACAGTTTTGGGCTCAATACTTGGGAGAGCATACTATTTCTAACTTAAGTTCTTCGCATTTGACGTTGCCTATGGTTAAGTCTATAGATATTTCTACTAGTGTTGGAGTTCCAGCTGTTTGTATATATGAAGATCAAATTTATCAGCCATATATAAATGTATTTCCGTATCAAGGTTATCAAATTGATTTTACAAATTTAGATGGATCTAGAGTTGGGGTTCCTTTTGATTGCCCAGTGGACAGACTTTCTTTTATAATAAGAGGAACGGGGAAAGTTATTGGCGTTACTATTAATGGGTTTTAATGTCTCCCCCACCAAAGAAAAAACAACGTGGTTCTGGTCTTCTTCAAGTCTTTTTAAAGACTGGGGACTGGAAGTCCCTTAAAAATCAGCTTTTAAAAATTGTTGATAAACTTACTAATTTATCTGAAAGAATAGCTATACTTGAGAATCAACAAGGTACAGTAGCTAGTGCAGATCAAGCAGGTTCTTTAACACCTGAGCTTTATAAAGCGTTACAAAACCTTTTAGTTCCAGTAATTGGCGAGACTTTAACTCGTGTGAATTCTAGGAATTATACAACAGAGTATACTTATCAAAACATTCAAATTTTTCGTAACGGGCAGGAGGTTACTGTCGAAGTTACTTTGGACGGAAATCGCAATGTCCAATTTCCTACAGATGTAGGCGAGTCTGAGTCGATTACTGCGACTTATTCTCGTAAGATTACTTAAGTTTTAATGAAAGGATAGGTGTTATGCCTTTAGAGTTTGTACGTGATCAGTTATCTGATAACATTATTGATTCTTCGAAGATTAATGACTCAGCAGTTACTACCTCGAAGATTGCAGATGATGCAATTACGTCTGCAAAGATTGCAGACAATGCAGTAGAAGATGCTGCTATTGCTAGTGGTATTACTTTTTCAAAGCTTTCTGCTCCATTAGCAGACTTTGATTTGAACAATCAAAAGATTACTAACTTAGCTACAGGTACTAATAGTGGAGATGCAGTTAATTATGCTCAAATGAATTCTGCAATTGCTTCGGTTATTACTGGAGATAACTGGCAGAATACTGTTTTAGATTTTGGATCTACTCCTCCTGAAAGTCCTTCAGCTGGAGATAGATATATTGTAGAAGCTACTGCTACAGGAGACTGGGCAGGGCAAGAGAACAATATTGCTGAGTTTGACGGATCTTCTTGGTCGTTTACAGTTCCTTCAACTGGTACATTTATTGATGTTCAGTCTGAGAATAACGCTCTTTATTATTTCGGTGGAAGTAGTTGGGCAAAGAAGGAATTTGAAGCAACTACTGCTGGGGACGGTCTTTCTTTATCAGGTCGTGAGATGAGTTTAGATCCTAGCGTTGCTGGGGACGGTTTAGATATTTCTAGTGGAGTTATGTCCCTAGATCTTAAAGCTGATAGTGGTTTAGTAATTGACTCTTCTGAGTTGAAGATTCTTAGCGACAGTTCTACTGGTGCTTCAGTTTCTCCTCTTAATATTGGTGTGAACGGTGTTGGTCTTAAGGTAGACAATTCTAGTATCAAACATAATTTAGGGGAGTTAAGAGTTGGAGACATTACTCGCGCTAACATTTTTAATATGTTTGGCGGAGCTTCCGCTGATGAAGGTAAGATGGTTATATGTGATGGTTCTAACGGGCCAATCTTTGCTAGCTACAAAGTTTTTGAATTTACTTCATCTAACTTTTCTTCACAAAGTGCTGGCGGAACATACAATCCTCTTGGGTCAACTTATGATCGTATTGTTGGGCCATCCATGGTTTTTTACAACGGTGCTTTGCAGACTGATTCAGATATAGCTGTTGCATCTAATGGTCAGCTTACTATTCAGTCAGGCAATAGTTTAACTAGTAGTCTTCCAATGCGTTTAGTTGCTTACTGTGCTGAGCCTTTTACACTTTCTGAAATCAATGAGATGAATGACTTGGATTATGATGGTCTTATTGGTTTGGTTGATTTGAACGACAATGAAGTTCTTTCATCTAGTTTAGGTGCTGCAGCTACTTCGGGTATTTCGGAAGATCCTGCTGGAAGTGGTGCGCCATTATTTACTAGCGGAACTTATATTGACGGTAATGGAGTTACTAGGTCTTCGACATTTTTTAACTACATTTACATGCATAGTTCTTGGACTAATGCAGCAGGTCTTTCACCTGCTTATCCTGACGTAGAAGTTGGGAACATTGGAACTATTTATGTTGTAGCAACTGTTAATGAAGCTCCTTTTCAGGACAGCTTACACATTAACACTTACACTGTAGCTGAGGGCGATGGTCAAGATGCTGCTAGTTGGTACCGATCTAGGACTGCTTTTAAGCCATCTGATTCACCTCAGTTTACTAGAGGAGTGAAAACTTTATTCTGGTATGGTCAAGAACCTGCTGCAGATGTTCATCAAGGTTTACCTAGAGTTGAGTTGTTACCTGTGATCGCTGCTGATCAGGTAGGCCCATTAGGTTCTTCTGAGACACTTTTAGCTGTTGCGGTTTCAACTAATACAGCTAATACTGATGGTAGTTGTAAGATCGTATTCGAAAAAGC